CGCGGACAGGCCGGTCATAAACGTCAGCGTGGTCGGGGTCGTCCACGTGTAGTCGGTGCCAGGCACCATGACGGCGCCGTCAACGCTAATGGCAAGGTTAGCCAACGAGCCGGGTGACGCGGGCAGGGTAAATACGGTCTGGCCAGCCGTAGCCGTGAACGTGCCGGTGTACGCCTGACCGTAGGATGCCAGCGCCGCGAGGTTGTAACCCGTGATCGTGTAGTCGCCACCATTGCGGACAACCGGGATCAGGTCGGTATTTTGGGCAACGCCGCCCGATGGGAACTGGCTAATCTTAGGCACGATTACTCCACGAGGATCGGGTCGCCAACGGAATCTGCGGGCGGCTCCATCTGGATGGCGTAGCCCTGCTCGGTCAGGATGTCGAGGACGCCTTGGGTGTAGAACCCCGTCGTGCCTCGATCTGTGCTGTCAAAGCCGCGACCGTTTGACCAGACGTAGACGCGGTGGTCGGGTGCCGAGAACTCGCTACCCCATGCTCGACGGACCATCTCGTTCCAGCTGAACGTGCGGCTGGTGACGGGTAAGCCGAGACTGGCGGGTACGGTCGAACGTGCCATCAGTAATTGCCCTCGAGGCCGGAGAGGTGCCTTGTCACGGCCTCACGCGACCGCAGTTCCTGCAACTCGCCCGCCAGCCGACGGATTTGACCGGCCTCAACCGTCGTGATGTGGCCGCGACCGTCAGCGACGCGATCCACGGTGCGCAGTAGGGCACGGATCTGGGCGTCGGTGAGGTCAAATCGGCTCATGTCAGCTCAGGCTCCAGCACTTGGGAATCGATGTATTCAGGCGGTCTCGGGTCCATGTCATACACCCGCGATACCGCGTCAATGAGGTCTTTCAACCCGCTGAACGGATAATACCCAACCTGCATTTTAAACCGTTCGGCGAGGTTGTACAGTTGGCCGTTTTCGTCCCGATTGATGATGGGCTTAGCGATTCGATAGTCGTAGCCCGCTGCGATCATCCGTTTCTGCTGGTCGGTCAGGTCCGGCTCGTCGTCGGCGGGCTCGTAGGGCAGGTAGAAGTTGTGGCCCCGGATGTCGGGCAGCAAACGTTGGACACGGTCGTCCTTCGACCCCGGACCCTCGGCAGGCCATTCCAGCTCCTCGATGTCCAACCCTTGGACGTTTTCGACCCGGATGCGCTCTTGGAAGTAGTCCATGTCGGCAATGGCGCCGTAGCGTTCGTAACCGACCTTGACGCCAATGATGCCAGGGGCAGACCGCCATTTGGCCCACAGGTTGCGCATGTTGGTCCACCGTTCGAGCAGGTCCATTTTGTGGTCGAACCCGTCCAACAAGTACTTCTGGCCGCTGCTGTCGATCCCGACCACGGCCATGGCGGTGTTGGCGCTGCCCTTCTTCTTGGACCGAGCGGGGTCAATCAGCAGGTAAACCATCAGCACCTCGGGGCGTGCCTGGTACACCTGCAGGTCGTCCGGGTCAAACCACCGCTGCGTGCCGGCCAGAGGGTTCTGCAACATCTGGGTGGCGATCGTGGCCTCAAGCTGCGTCTTGACGCGGCGGTCCCACTCCTCCTGATTGAACAGGACCGGGCGCCCGTCTTTCGTGCCGTCATGCGTCGCCGGGTACACCCGTGGCTTGACCGCCCCGGTGCCCATAATGTGTTGATACGTGTCGGCAAACGAGTACCGGGTGCCGATGTGCCAGACCTTGCCGCCCAAGGAGCCAAGGTTATCGCTCATCGACCACGCTTCGGTGGTCTTCTGGATCTGCTCTGGGGTCGACACGGACTCGAGCGTCACGACGTCGTCGTAGACCCGCAGCTTGAAATGGCGGCTGGTCGGCTGGCCGTCCACGAGCCCGTGGGCCTCGACCGTGGCTTCTTTGCTGTTGCTGTTGCGCTTGACGATGATGCCGCCGTCCAGCGACCACGCAGGCGACTCGCCCGACGGGTTGGCATACAGGACGTCGGTGAACAAGGCCTGCAGCAGCTTGTTGTTCTCCAGCTCGCGTTTGATTTGGGCGAGGAACGCTTTGGCGATCGGTTTCGTGTGACTGAAGATGCCGACCGTGATCTCGGGGTCGCGCAGGATCTGCTGAACGATCCCGGCAAACGTGATAATGGTGGACTTGTAGTGTTCGCGGGCCCAGAGGTCTAGATACCCATCTGGGGCGGCCTCAACCTCACGGCAGCGGGCGTACAGCCACGGGTGCCAGGCGTCGGTACGGCCCATGAGCTTGATGAGCAGGTAGTAACGGTCGACCGTGGCCAGCCACCGCATCGTCGGGTAGTCCCGGCCCTTGTCGTCCAGGCTGTCCCAGACGGTCAGCAGGTCACTGAATCGTGTGGTCTGTATCTGCTGTGCCAGCGCGTCCAACGAGAGCGCGGGCGAGCCTGATTGTGAGCTGGTCGGCATCTGGCGCTGTCACAACCTCTGGAGCTTCTCCGACGTACATGGTCTGGGCGGCCTTACCGTCCAACCGGTCAGCCACCATTTGCATCGCCCATTGCTCGCCACTGACAGCCGCCACGACAAGCTGATCGCAGAGTTTGTCGAGCCCTTTGTCCACCGTCCCACCAGCTCGAGCAAGGGCGCGGCGGACAGCATGGCGGAACTCGTTGCCCTTGGCGGCGTTGTCATTTCCCACGGGCGCACCGACTTTGCTGCGCTGCGATTGTTTCAATTCTTTTGGCATTGACGCGTAAATAAAAATTCACTGCCGAGGCAGTGATTACCTACTCTTACCTTTGGACTTGCGAGCAGTCGTCAGCGCGGCGGCCACGGCCTGCTTCTGAGGGTAGCCAGCCCGGCGCATTTCGCCAATGTTCTCGCCGATGACTTTTTCACTCTTCCCCTTCTTCAGCGGCATCGTCGTCTCCCTCTGTCGGAATGTCCATGAACAGGACTGGCACGGTTTCATCGTCGTCGTCGTGGAGATCGCCCCACAACCAGTCGATTGGCATTACTTCTTTGCTTTTGCTGTCTTAGCCGATTCCTTGAACGCGTTGTCGGTCGGGTAACCCGCCTGTCCCGGCTTCTTGGCCGGCAAACCCGCTTTGCGGCGAGCGTTGATGTTCGCGTACAAACCCTGCTTTGCCATCAGCTGCGCGTCTTGTTGGCCGACGGCTTTTCGTACTTGGCCGGCGACTTCATCTTTGGGGTCTCGGTATGACCCTTCTTGTGCGGAAGCTTTTCGGTCTTGTTCGGCTTGAACTGGTGGGCGCTATCGGCGGACATCAGGTGTCTCCGTGGTAGTTGCTGATGGCGTTGTAGGCGCTCAGTGCGCCATAGGGTGACTTTGTGCGCCGCGTGTACAGCTCGAGCCGGTGCGGCAGGTCTTTGTTGTTGCGGTGCATGATGGTCGCATCAAGGTCGTAGTCACCCGTGATGATCGGCGTGTCACGCCAGTCCCGGGGGGCGATCTGGTGCGTCGGGTATGACCCTTTCGGCTTTTTCACGCTGCGACTCCAAAATGGACGTGGTCGACACGCCCGGAACCTGTTTGCACTGATGCATGATCGGGCCTTCAAATGCCTGATGTGCACCAAGTTTCTTCCATCCTATCTTACGGTAGAAGATCGGTAAAGCGCTGTGGTCCCAGCCCTTAAACAAGATTTCGGGCCGGATGTTCATCAGTAACGGCCCCTCGTCGCCCTCAAACCGGATAACCGCAAACCGCCCTGGCGCGTTGTCGGTGAGATACAGGTTGATGAGACCGGCCCGAGCTTCCCAGTTCCAGATTGGGCGCGTCGGGCCTTTGAGCCGTTTGACGCTGGCGTCGGAATTGACCGCCACGATCAGGTAATCGCAATTCTGCGTGCATTCCAACAGCATCGACTGGTGACCTTCGTGGAACAGGTCAAAGCAGCCGTTAACAAAGCCGACTTTCATTGGTTGCCCACCAAATCAAGCAGCTCGTCGTTGGTGACCGTCGCCGTACCGCGCTTGCCGACCACTGCCCCGGCAGCGATGTTTGCCAACCGTGCCGCTTCGTGCAGGTTGCCGCCGCAGGCCAGCACCGCGGCCACCGTGGCCACGACCGTGTCGCCTGCACCGGTGACGTCGTAGACCTGCCGAGCGACTGCCGGAAACGCATGTTCCCATGTGTGGTCTTTAAGCAACAATCCTTGAGCGCCTTTCTTGTACAGCACGACGTCAAAAGCCTTGATCTCGGGGTTCTTGGCCTCGACTTCGTTGGGGCAGATGACCGTACAGCCGTCAAACTTCGCCCAACCGGTGCCCTTCGGGTCGACCACGACCGGAATGTGGTGCTTACGGGCTTCGGCGATCAGGCTGCGGCAGTAATCCGCCCCCAACCAACTCTTGCCGTAGTCCGACATAACGATCGCATCAATTGATGTCAGATTTGGCATGCCTTCCGCGTAATGGTGCATGTCCTTGTCGATCCTAAACAGCTGTTGGCCGTTGACCAAGTACCGATGCTTCTCGGTCCACCACTGCAACGGGAAATGATGCTCAGGCTCGACATTCAGCTGCTCGAGCTGCTCGTAGACGTTGGCGGCACCGCCCGGGTAGGTGTTGCTACCAGTCTCAACGAACACCGGGGCGGGCGCCTCGGGGCTCAGTCGATCAACCGTTCCGTAGTGGTAAATGTCCAGCATGGGGTCGCCGGTAACCAGCACGCGGACCTCGTGGAACATCTCGACCAGCTTTCTGAGTGTCATTCTGGTGCCCTCCTGTACGCCCGTAGAAGCCGCCCGTGGGCATCCGGACGCTTTGCCAGTGCCGTGCCCGCCTCCGTTATGTAACCGCCCTTCAACGCCTTGCGGACCGCGGAGCCAAAGACGCTCGACCACGCGTTCGGGTGCTTGGGGTTCGGCACGCCGTACATGTTGCACCAGTTCCGCATGTCTTCAGCCGTCACAATGTCACCGCCGGCATAGCGCAGGAAGTCGGTGACGCGGCAGAACACGTTGACGGCCCAGTCGTTGTTGTTGTCGCGGACCTTGGCCATGCCGGCATCGCGGCGGGCCTTGCCGGACAACGATCGCGGCATTCGGTATTCCGGAATGTCGAAAAAGCTGGTTTGCATCATGACTTGATCCCCCGCTCAATCGCGCTGCACAGGACGTGAACGACGATCAAGTGCATCTCCTGGATGATTGCCGTCGACTCGCCTGGACAAATCATGTCGCAATCGACGATGGCATTCATGCCCTTGCGGCCACTGATCCCGAGCGTGCGCATACCCTGCCGGTGGGCGGCGTGGATCGCTTCCTTGATGTTCTTGGACTTGCCGGACGTTGAGAACGCCACCAACGCGTCGTTGGACGTGCCGAGGGCCTCGATCTGCCGGCTGAAAATACGCTCAAAAGCGTAATCATTGCCGACGGCGGTCAAAATAGCGGCGTCGGACGCCAAACTGATTGCGGGCAACGCTTTCCGATCGGTCTCAAACCGCACCACCAGCTCCGCGACGAGGTGGTTGGACATGGCCGCCGACCCGCCGTTACCGCACACAAGGACCTTCCCACCCTGCGCCAGCGTGCCGGCCAGCATCTGCACGGCGGGCTCAACGCGCTCGATCAGGACGTCCAGCAGTTGCGTCAGGGCCCGTCCGGTCTCCCCGACCCGCATACCAATTTCGACATTCGTAAGCATGTGACCTCCCACTTGCATAGTTTCACCCCGTTTTCTTTGCATTAGACCTTTTTGACCACGGTGAGCGGCCCATACCGCTCCTCAAACAACTTGCGTTTGATTTTGAACGCTTGGGTCTCCACCCCCTTCACGTCCTCGACCACCACCCGACCGTCGGCGTAGACGATCAGAAAATCGCTCACGTACCGGATGCCCGGGCCGATGTGAAACGGACACTGGCACGTAAACCAGCGGATCTCGCCCGCAACCTGCAGCAGTTTGAGCTGCCCGTACCGCTTCGCCTCCATCTTGCTGGCAAAGCGGATGCCGTCCACAACAGTCGGGATCGCCCGGTACTTACTACGCTTCATCGCTTCCGCTGCCAGGCGTAGACGGCTCGGATGCGGGCCTCAATCGCTTCCCAGATGGGCGCATCGCTTGGATGTCGCCACGGAGCCATGCCGGCCACTTGTCCCTTGGGTTTGTTTTGAGCCATTGACGCCAGACCGAGAGCATAGGATGCCCCGGTGGCAGGTACAGCGGGCTTGTGATAATTCCGGCTGCGTCTTTGGGTAGCCATTTGTTTTCGGCTCTCAGTTTCTCAAGGTTTCTCATTCTTCCCCCGCGCACGGATGGCGTCCACCGTTCGTTGAGCCACGTTGTCAGATTCACACTGACCGTGAACGATTGAGCAACACGCTTCGCGCTCGGCTGCAGCGACAAGGGCGGCGAAGCGTTGCAGCGGCTCGTCCGTGCCATGCCAGCACCACTCTTTTCCGTCGCAAAGTTCATCCGCTACCTGCAAGTACAGGTCTTTGATCCACTGCGGCGCTACGGTCATGGCTTCTCCCCCCGCGCACGGATGGCTGCGGCGCATTCATGGTGGTCAACCCACATATTTGAACTATCGTCACACACCTTCGCACACGCCTCGCGCTCAACGGCAGCGACAAGGGCGGCGAAGCGTTCAAAGTTTTCCAAAATTCCAGACGACTCCAATCCAGTCATTCCAGCAACTGCTGCCATCTGAATGATGTCATCCCTTGTCATGACTCCTCCATTTGCTTTGGACATTCTCCAACCCCTTTCCCCGAGGATGGATGGCATCCACCGGGTACTCAGGTCCCCTGCCAGGGTTTACTGGCGCGTTCCC